GAATTCATACGCTGCGACAACCAAGGCAACATGACCACTTCGCTGGTCAACACCTACACCAGTTACGCAAACGTCACGGTAACGGCAAATACTCCCTCAGAACCTGTGCAGATTGACGGGCTTAAGGTTTTACGCACTGGAGCTGGCCCCGTAGGACTTCGCGGAAGCATTGTAGTCAATCGAGACAACGTGATTTTGAATCAACCGGAAGTCCGAAATGAAGATCCTTCAGTACCTTTGGCGTTTGCCATTGAAGTTGGGTATTGCGCTGATGTGACATTGAATAGACCATTTGCAAATGGGCTTCAATACGCAGGCTTGGGTTACGGTGTTAGCGCCACAACAACAATTGGTTTGACGGTAAACGACGCCACCATGATTGACTGCCGTCATGGTTGCTCTGGTGCTTTCAACGTCGATTGGACAATTAACGGTGGCAATTGGCACTATGGGATTGACGATCACTGGGGTAACCGCATGATTGTCAATGACGCAAAGATTTTTGCACCTCAAGGTGGCAGTGCAATTGGTTACGCTGGCTATGACATTTCAGTCAATGATTGCCAGCAATTTGGTGGCCGTAACTTCTTTGCAATCAGGCTTGACACGCCAGCACTTGGCGGTGTGGTGTCTATCAAAAACACAAAAGTTCAATCATCGGACGGAAGCTCAACATATTACTTTTTTGGCTTTTCTTCTGATGATGGCAGTGGTCCAATTGTTTGGCCGATCACGGTAAAGCCGTTTCTTCCTGATTTAATTGTCATTGAAGACGCTCAAATAAATGTAGACGTTGCCACAATTTCTGTTGCAAGACTTGGTTTGCTTGAAACAGCACACACTAGTTGGGGAACTGTAATTGTCCGTGGCGCTGTTCGCTCTGAGGCAAACATTGTTCCAATTTTTGCGATCAAAAATTCAACGTACAGCCAAGATCGCACGGCAAATTTGACAGTTGACGGGCCAATTGATTGCAAGAATGAAAGTGTGATCTACGCTACGGCAACCGATGGGGTTGCTACTAGAGCATACAACTGCCGCATTGAAGGCGTTGTATCTGGCAGCGTTCGTTACAGCGGGTACAGCGTAAACACCATGCGTATTGCAGACTGTTCTTTGGCAAGTATTGTCAATGACGACGCTGCTGCTCCTTGGGGCAATACGCTCACAACCGTCAGCGACACGTTTATGGTGGGTGGCGTGGTTAGCGGAAACTTTCGAAACATTGCGTTCTATAACTGCACGTTTACGGGCACGATTACGCAATTTCCATTTGATGGTGTTACGAACTATGCGACGCTGGTTGGAAACACTCGCACAGTAACCCAAGCGGCAATGCCAGCCGACATCAGAAACAACGTAGTTTCACCATTCATATAAGGAGAATTAAATGGCAGATGCAAAAATTTCCGCATTAACTGGCGCTACTACCCCGCTTGCGGGTACTGAAGTATTGCCAATTGTTCAAGGCGGCACAACCGTAAAAGTTGCTGTTTCAAACTTAACGGCTGGACGAGCAGTGGCTGTCTCTAGCCTTGCAAGCAGCGGAAACATTGGCGCGGTAAATACAGCCCCTACAACGCCGTTGATGGTAAACACCTACAACGGTAGCGACCCCACTTACCGGGGCGATGTTGTTGTCAATTCACCGGGAGCTTCGCTCTCAAGCAACGGTGGAATTGAACTCAAAGTGGACAACGCTGGCAGCGGTTTTGGGGCTAGATTCTTAAACTACTATCCAGGAAGTGGAAGCACATACGACATCGCAATCCAAATGCGGAACAACTCCGCATCTTGGACAACGCAACTGAATATAAAGTCAACTGGCAATGTATCTGTCTCAACAGGAAACCTTGTCATTGACACCTCGGGCAAAGGCATTACGTTGCCGGGTGAAATAACTTGGACAAGCGGTGCTGGTAGCCCCGAAGGTGTTGTAACAGCACCTGTTGGGTCTTTGTATTCCCGATCTGATGGTGGCTTACTCTCGTCACTGTACGTTAAAGAATCAGGAAGCGGAAACACTGGTTGGGCGGGCAAATAAAATGTTAAAAGCAGTAAGAGCATCTATCACAAGCGGAATAATTAGTTTTATTTCGTCCAGACCAAAGGTTGTTCCATTGCAAAGCCAAGTGGTTTTGTATGGAATATTACTTCTTGAAGATGGCTTTGCTCTTCTGCAAGAAGATGGTTCAGAAATCATTTTGTAAAAGGAAAAATTATGGCATCGAATAGTCAAATCGCATTCGCACCCCTTGGCAATACAGTCGTCATTCCTGCCACTACTGTTGCATCAACTGGAGTCCAGGCACTGGTGTTCTCAAGGCTTGATGCACAAAGTACAGGCCAGTATCGCATCATCAACAGCAGCTCTAATACGGTGTTTCTTGGCGTTGGCAACACTGCAGCAGAGGCTGCGGCCAATGCAGTGGCTCCTGTAGCTGGCACTCCTACAGCGGCCATCGTGCTGATTCCTGGTGCTGTTGAAGTGCTGCGCTTTGCGCGTGAGTCGTTCTTCTCAGGCCTGGCACCTGCTGGCGCATCTACCGTCTACATCGTGCCAGGCGAGGGCATGTAATGAGCCAGGTCGATGCAACCGATGCACGACTTCAGACGCACGAAGAAATTTGTGCGCTGAGGTATGACCAGATCAATGCGCGACTCAAGCGCATTGAGGCCATCATGATGAAGACGGCAGGCATCATGCTTGTGTCAATGGCAGGAACCATTTTTGCTGCGATCTGGATGACAAAATGATTGCAAAAGACAAGATACAGCATCTCGCAATGGGCGTCGGCTCGACTGTTGTCCTTGGCGCGATTCACTTCTTGCCCGTGGGCTGGGCCGTTGCCATCGGTGGCATCGTGTTCGGCATCTTCTACGAGTTCCAGCAGTGGTATCGCAAAGAAGGCCAACCTGATGCTTGGGATGCTGTTGCCACCGCGCTGCCTGGCATTGTGATCGGCGCTGCCTGGGAACTGCTGAAGGTGTAAATATGTCAGATCAAGACCTAACTCACGAGCTGGCGCTCATCAAGGAACAGGCCAAAGTAGAGCTGAACAAGCTGCAAGCGCAAAGCACAGCAAAGGAAGTGGCCGGTAAAGCCATCGGCGAAAGCGGCCTCTTTTACATCACGCTGATTATCGTCATCGGCGTTGGCTCCAGCGTGGTGCTTGAGAATGAAAAAATCGCTGCAGTGATGGGCCTGCTGGGTGCCGCATTGACTGCGCTCATCTCGATGCTCAATGGAATCGCTGGTGCAAGCACCAAGCAGGAAAAGCCTGAATTTGAAATCATGAAGCAGTTGATTGAAAAGCTCGACCGCCTTGACCGTCCAGAGCAGCCGATGCGCGTTGACGTTGAAGGCGACAAAGTAACAGTGCGCAAGGGTGACGATGTTGTAACTGCGAAAAAGGAGTGAACATGGACTGGCTCAAGCAGATCGCCCCGACGATTGCCACCGCCCTGGGTGGCCCACTGGCAGGCATGGCCGTCTCGGCAGTCTCCAAGGCCATTGGCGTGGACGAGGCAAAGGTTGGCGATCTGATCGCCTCCAACAAACTGACTGCCGACCAGATCGCTCAGGTCAAGCTGGCCGAGATCGAGCTGCAGAAGCAGGCGCAGGAGCTGGGCCTGAACTTCGAGAAGCTGGCCGTAGAAGACCGCAAGTCTGCCAGGGAGATGCAGGCCACCACTCGCTCGATGATGCCTCCCATTTTGGCTGGCGCTGTGACCTTGGGTTTCTTCGGCATCATGGTGATGATGTTCTTCAACCAGATCGACAGCAACAATCCTGCCATCTTGATGATGCTGGGCAGTCTAGGAACCGCCTGGACAGGCATCATTGCCTATTATTTTGGATCGTCTGCTGGCTCCCAGGCCAAGACCGATCTGCTCTCCAAAGCCAGCAAGTGAGGACACCATGAAACAGAATTTTGAAGCTGCACTGGCTGCCGTCCTACATCATGAGGGTGGCTTTGTGAACCACCCCAAAGACCCAGGTGGCATGACGAACCTCGGCTGCACCAAGAAGGTTTGGGAGGAACACTGTGGCCACGAGGTTGACGAGAAGACCATGCGTGCGCTCACGCCTGCCGATGTGGCTCCTCTGTACAAGACAAAGTACTGGGACAAAGTGCGCGGCGACGAGCTGCCGTCTGGCGTCGATTACGCTGTGTTCGATGCCGCC